GGTGTGGCTTGTGTGGTCCTACCTAGACTCTCGCACTCGCTGATAGACATCTGCATATAAACATATAAGGATATCTTTATATTCACTAAAATGATGACTACCCCGGGGGCCATAAATGGCGTCAATCCACGTGCGTGTCCTTCCCAGACACAAAAAAGAGCGAAATTAGAAAGCACTGCCTATATAGTTTTTAGTTATATATCAATTATTTATAATAACTAGACTATCTACCTATAATCTGCACTGTAAAACCGTGTAATCTGCGCTGTAAAACAGTAATTTTTCCCTACAAATTACAATTAGGGCTTGACTTTTCCCTGTTTTTATGGTATAATATACATATATACAGAGCTAATGAGATAAGTTCATCTTATTATTATAATAATATTAATAAAACAATTAGCTCACGATAACAATACAGCTAATCAGTGGCCTATATAGTATGGAAACCAAAAAGAATCCTGTTGGTAGACCAAAAAGAACTTCTGTTTCTAGTAAAAAGAAAGGTAACAGGAATTCTGTTGGACGCCCTAAAGGGGATGCTGCCATCATAAACGAATATAAAGCGAGGATGTTGAATTCTCCTCGTTCTCGTGCCGTAATGGATGCGATATTTGATGCAGCACTAGACCCTAACCATAAGAATCAGTCAGCAGCATGGAAACTAGTAATGGATCGTATACTTCCTGTTGCTGCTTTTGAAAAAGACATAGTTAAAGATGGTGGTCGTAACGCCATACAAATCAATATTAGTGGTGTTGGTGCAGTTGACGTAGCTGAGCCTACGGTTATAGAAGGAAAAGTAATAGATGAGTCTTAAGTACTTTAGCCGTGAAGAGTTCGACTGTCAAGTAACAGGCACTAACAACATGGAACAAGAGTTCCTAGAGAAGTTAGACAAGTTGCGGGGAGCGTGTGGTTTTCCCTTTGAGGTGACGAGCGGCTATCGTCATCCAACAGAGCACCCAATAGAAGCTAAAAAAGATGTGCCGGGAACACATGCCCAAGGGATAGCAGCGGACATAAAAATAAAAAACGCTGCCCACCGCTACGCTATAGTAGCTAATGCTCTTAACCTTGGGTTTACAGGTATAGGCATTGATGATAACTTTATTCACGTGGACACTAGGGGTACTGCTCCAGTGATTTGGTTGTATTGATGTTTACTACAGTACATAAAACGCTAACAGACGATACAGAGACTACTTTGTTTACTGTACCTTCTGGTTATGTAGCAAATATTTATTATATCTTTGTTGCTAACCACGGAGGAAACACCAGAGACATTACACTGAAGTGGGAAAACAGTTCTGGCGTAGACCAACTGTACTTTTTTGATGAAGCTAATGTAAGTAGTAAAGACATAAAAACACTAGGGGGACAATCCTCTGTTCCTTTGTTTGTTATTCAAGAAGAAGAAGTAATTAAAACCCAAGCAGGGCATTCTTCTGTAGAGTTTGAAGTGGCTATGACTATTGACTTAGCTCCTAGAACGCCGGGCTTTAATAGCTTTGACTGATCTTAATATAGAACTACTGCCTTGGCAACAAGATGTCTGGGCAGACAAAACAAGATTTAAAATAGTAGCTGCTGGGCGACGTACAGGCAAGTCTAGATTAGCAGCGTGGATGTTAATTGTTAACGCACTACAGGCAGATAAAGGACATGTATTTTACGTCGCACCTACTCAGGGACAAGCCAGAGACATTATGTGGACCACCCTTCTCGATCTCGGGCATGAAGTTATCAGTGGTAGTCATGTTAATAATCTTCAAATTAAGCTTATTAATGGAGCCACTATCAGTCTCAAGGGAGCAGACCGACCAGAAACCATGCGAGGTGTCAGCCTCAAGTTCTTAGTTCTTGATGAATACGCAGACATGAAACCTGACGTATTCGAACAAATCTTGAGACCTGCCTTAGCTGACCAAAAAGGATGTGCCATGTTCATTGGTACGCCTATGGGAAGGAACCATTTTTATGAATTGTACAAATATGCGGAACTGGATGATGACCCTACGTACAAAGCTTGGCACTTTACTAGCTATGATAACCCCCTGCTGGATCCGGGTGAAATTGACATTGCAAAACGCAGTATGTCTAGTTATGCGTTCCGTCAAGAATTTATGGCGTCGTTTGAAGCTCGTGGGTCAGAAATGTTTAAGGAAGACTGGGTCACTGTTTCAGAAGAACGACCAGAAGTAGGTGATTATTTTATTGCAGTTGACTTGGCTGGATTTGAAGAAGTCAATAAAAAGAGAACTAAAAATACTAAGCTTGATGAAACTGCCATCGCCGTCGTTAAAGTTAGTCCTAATGGTTGGTATGTTGACAATATCATATATGGACGATGGAGTCTTGACGAAACGGCAACTAAGATATTTCAGGCCGTTAGAGATTACCAACCCATATCCGTTGGTATCGAAAGAGGTATTGCTAAGCAGGCTGTAATGTCCCCTTTAATGGATCTACAGAAGCGTTACGGTACATTCTTTAGAGTAGAAGAATTAACCCACGGTAATAAGAAAAAAACCGACAGGGTAATGTGGGCACTACAAGGCCGCTTTGAAAACGGCTTTGTGACACTAAACAAAGGAGAATGGAACAGTAAATTCTTAGATCAACTGTTTCAGTTTCCCGACCCTTTAACCCACGATGACTTGGTTGATGCACTAGCTTACATCGATCAGTTAGCTAAAGTGGTTTATAACTATGATTATGAAATCGAAGACCACGAAATCTTAGACGTAGTAGCAGGATACTAATATGGACGAAATATACGAAAACGATCCTTTAATGATGCAACAGTCTTTAGAAGATTGGGTCATGACTAAATGTGAAAACTGGAGAGATTACTACGAAAGTAATTATGAGGAAAAATTTGAAGAATATTATAGATTATGGCGTGGTATCTGGGACCCTGCTGACTCTGAGCGTAGGTCTGAGCGTTCCCGTATTATTTCTCCTGCACTTCAGCAAGCTGTCGAATCTAATGTAGCAGAACTAGAAGAAGCTACCTTTGGTCGTGGTAAGTGGTTTGATGTTTCTGATAACCTAGGCGACACACAAAAACAAGATGTTCAATTTCTTCGTAATAAGCTGACAGAAGATTTTGAAGACTGCATGATCCGCAAATCAGTTGCAGAATGTCTTATCAACGCTGCTGTATTTGGTACAGGCATTGGTGAAGTTATTATTGAAGAAATGAAAGAGATGGCTCCGGCTACTCAACCTATTATGGGTGGAGACTTGCAGGCGGTAGGCGTTACCATGCGCGACCGTGTTAAAGTAAAACTAAAGCCTGTCCTTCCTCAAAACTTCCTTATTGATCCTGTTGCTACTTCTGTTGATGACTCTATGGGTGTTGCTATAGATGAGTTTGTAGGTCGTCATCAAGTCGAGCTACTACAAGAACAAGGAGTATACCGTGACGTATATGTTGGTTCTGCCGCTCCTGATACTGACTTGGAGCCTGATCAAGACCTAACAATTTATAACGATGATAAGGTTCGCTTAACTAAGTACTATGGACTAGTACCAAGAGAACTACTCGACTCTGCCACAACAGAAGAAAACGAAGAAGCAGACAACCAAGAGTCTCGATATATCGAAGCAATCGTTGTAATTGCTAATGGCGGCATATTACTAAAAGCAGAAGCTAACCCTTACATGATGCAAGATCGTCCCGTAGTGGCCTTCCCATGGGACGTAGTGCCCGGTCGCTTCTGGGGTCGTGGTGTATGCGAAAAAGGTTATAACTCACAAAAAGCACTTGACACAGAACTACGTGCTCGTATCGACGCACTAAGCCTAACCATTCATCCTATGATGGCTATCGATGCCACTAGGCTACCCCGTGGTGCTAAACCTGAAGTACGTCCGGGTAAGATGATCCTAACCAGTGGAGACCCACGTGAAGTACTTCAACCTTTCAACTTTGGTCAGGTTAATCAAATCACTTTTGCTCAGGCAGGAGCACTGCAACAGATGGTCCAACAAGCCACCGGAGCAGTTGACTCAGCAGGAATCGCTGGTAGTGTTAACGGCGAGGCTACTGCCGCTGGCATTAGTATGTCTCTTGGCGCTATTAT